CGGGCCGGAGAGGTTCCAGCCGTTTCGCTTGAGGGCGTGGCGGACGGAGATGAGCTGGTCGAGTTCGAAGACCATCGGGGTGTCGATGATCATCATCGGACCGTGCTTGGGGGAGCCGTCGGGGTTCATCTTGGTCTTGCGCTTGCGGCGCTTGTTGACGACCTCGTCGGTGTTTCGGTAGACGACGAATCCGTCGAGCGCTGTGTTGAAGAACTTGTGGCGCAGGTTGCTGCCGGTCCATTCGACGCCCTTGCGGGTGAGTCGGCCAATGACGTTGAGCATGTGCGCGGCGCGGTCGACGGTATAGCCGCCCTCGACGATCATCAGGGCGGCGATTTCGAGGGTGCGGGTCTCCTCGGGGTGGAGGGCCAGCTTGGAGTCGCGCTTGCCCTGGTTCTCGATGTAGTAGCCGTACGGCGGGGGGCCGCCGGTCCAGCCTCCGTTGGCGGCCTTCATGTTGAGGCCGTTCTGGGTGCGCTCCAGGATGGTGCGCCACTCCATCTCGGAGAAGGAGGCGAGTTGCTGGAGGGCGGTGACGCCGTGGGTCGTGGTGGTGTCGATCTCCTGGGTGACGGAGATGATCGAGCAGCCAGCGTCTTCGAGGGTCCAGACCCAGTGCCAGAAGGCGCGGCCGGTGCGTCCGATGCGGTCGAACTTGTGGACCGCGACGACGTCGATCAGCTTGGCGTGGACGTCGCGCTCCAGGCGCATCATCTCGGGGCGGTCCTGCTTGGCGCCGGACTCACCGGCGTCCTCGTAGACGTCCGCGATCTCCCAGACGATGTTGGTGCCGTTGCGCTCCTCCATCGTGTTCTTGAGGTCGATGTTGTCCTGGATGCCCTTGAGCTGGACGTCGAGGCCGTAGCCGACGATCTGGTCTTTGGTGGAGACGCGGAGGTATGCGCCGACTCGCTTGACAATGCGTGCGAGGGAGGCTGCGGACTTGAAAGTGCCGGGGGTTCCGGGGCGGGTGCCGTTGATCTTCTCCGCGCGTGCGCGAGCGCGCTCGGCCGCTATGCTGGCCATGGTTCAGTCTCCTTTACAGACTGATCAAGGCCCTGTCGCCGCGCCTAGACTCGCGGTGGCAGGGCCGTCGTGTTGATCAGTGCAGTATATGGGGAACGTCGATGTTGGGTAAGGCAGTTGTTCTAGGCGGCTGCTTGGGTGTCTTCGTCCTGCGGGGTGAAGAGGATGGTCAGGAGCCTGTTCCAGCGGCTGTCTTCCATCCGGTCGTTGGTCAGGGTCACGGTGATCAGGGGCTCGTCGGAGCCCTGGGTATTAAGCGTTGCCAGGTTCGTCATGCCAGGAACCGTACTACGGCTTCCAGATTACGTCTATGGGGAATCTTGTAAAGGGTATTGCGCAACCTGCTTGACGTGAGTACGCTCGGGAGCGCAGCGACACCCCGCAACAGGAGGAAGCGTGACCACCGCACTTCGCAGCGCCATCGACGAGTACCTGAGCAACCGGCGCGCGGCCAAGGCCGACAACACGATGCGCGCCGACGACAACCTGCTGCCCCGCTTCGCCGACCACGTCGGTAACCCCGACTTCTCGACCCTCACCCCTGAGCAGGTCCGGGACTTCTTCTACGGCGACGGCGGCCTGATGGACATCCACGTCACCCGCATCAAGGGCCAGCAGCTCCGGGCGGCCGTTGGGCCGAGCACGCACAACCACTACCGCAAGCGGCTGAGTCTGTTCTTCGGCTACTCCCACGCCCGGGGGCTCGCTCCGCGCAACGACTACCTGTGCCTGGTCGACCCTTTGCCGGAGCTGAAGAAGCAGCGCATGCAGCCCTCGCCGGGGATCCTGCTTCAGCTCCTGGACCAGTCCGAGTGCGCCATGCACCGTGCCTACCTTGCGACGGCCGTGAACACCGCGTGCCGCGCGAGCGAGCTGGTGAACCTGCGCGTCGGCGACGTCGACTTCGCGGCCTCCGAGGTCTTCGTGACCGTGATCAAGACCAAGGAGGAGGATGAGATGCCGCTGACCGCCGACCTGGAGCGGGAGCTGCGCATCTGGTTCGAGGAGTACGCGGCTTTGCTCGGGCGCCCGCTGCGGCCGGATGACTACCTGTTCCCGGCCCGCTCCGGTAACCAGATCAAGACGCACTACTTCGATGAGGCGCTGGGCCGCCGGGTGTACGAGCGGACCCCGTTCGTCTACCACGCCGACCGGCCGGTGGAACGTACGGAGAAGATCGTCAAGGGCGCCTTGGCCAAGCTGGGCCTGCCGACCCGCTACGAGGGCACGCACACGGTGCGCCGCGCCGTGGCTCGTGCGTACTTCGACCAGCTCGCCGAGGATGTCGGATACGACGCGGCGCTGCGTACGGTCTCCGCGCTGCTGCACCACTCGTCCATGACGACCACGGAGCGTTACCTGGGGCTGTCGAGTGAGAAGCGGCGCCGGGACGAGACGCTGAAGGGGCGCCCGTTCCTCACCTCGATGGTCTCCCAGCAGAACGTCGTGCAGCTCCGCCCGGCACGATGACACGACGAAGGCCCCACCGGAAGCTGAACCGATGGGGCCTTCGTGCTGCGGTGGGTTAGCCGACTCCGACGATGTACTTGAAGAACATCCCGAGGAGGAGCAGAGCGGCGACGGCGAAGGCGTACTGCTTGATGCCCTCCCACGAGAAGTCGTGTCCTCCCGGCGGGGTGGACTGCATCGCCTGCTGGCTGGTGTAGAAGTCGTGCTGCTCGCGCATCAACTGGTGCTGCATGGCGTCCATCGTCGGGTCGTAGCCCTCGGGTGGGTTGAGCGCGTTGGCGGTCTGGTGTATCGCGCTGGTGAGGTGAAAGTCGTCAGCCATGGGGTACTCCATCCACATACGGTTGTGCTTTGCTCCGCAGTGGAGAGGTCTTGTCCCACAGGTTCCAGCGCCCCCCACAGACCGGATCTTGTCCGTAGGCTACCTCTTCGGGAAATCCGGGCACAGAGGGGCGCTCGGGCTTCGGCTCACCGTCCAGGCTCCGGCCACACTTGGGGCAGTTCTCCGGGTCTCGCATCGGGTACATGCCCATGGTGTCTCCTCTTATCGCGGACCTTCACTCTACTCGCTCGTCAAGCGACTTGTCGAGACCGCTTGCGGAGGTGTAGCCTCGTAGATCAGGAAGCGTCTAGGAGGGTGTCATGGACGAGATCGAAGAGGGGCGCACGATTCACGCGCGGGTGCCCTACGTGTACGACAAGGAGATCCACATCTCCACAGTCCATAGTCCCCAGGACGGCCTGTTCGTGGACGCCCGGGAGTTCATCCCGAGCAGGAAGTTCTACGGCCGGGGTCTGACTTTCCCGCTCGGCATGCTCGACGAGGTCCTGAAGGGCTTCGAGAGCGCGTGGCACGAGAACGGCGGAGGTGACTTCGGTGAGGATAACGACACCGAGGACCGCCTGGAGGGGACGGCGGGATGATGGCCGAGGAGAAACTGGTGGAGGTCCGCTGCCGGGGGTGCTGGCGGATCCTCGGTGTGGGCAAGAAGGACGCGCCGCTCTACTGCGACGAGATGTGCTTCCGCGACTTCCCGGCGGTGTCCACTGAGTCCCGCGACGCCCTGGTGGAGGCGGTCTACTTCAAGGGCCGCTACACCTTCGACCGGCTCGGGGACATGTTCGGCTTCACCCGGCAGCGGGCGCAGCAGATCGTCAGCAAGAGGGACGTCCGTAAGGCTTCCTGAAGTGGTTGTCAAGCCATAATTACAAAGCCGTAGCCAGAAACGCCTAATCTCGAATCCGTAATAGAAACGGATTGGGGTTAGGCGTGTCTGCTGTTACGGAGGATGTTGAGTTCGACGACGCGATCAGCGACGAGACCGAGGCGGAACATCAAGCCCGGCTCGACACCGAGGTACTTCTCGACCAGACCAGCCAGCAGTTCGTGGACGAACTGGTCGCCAAACTGCTGGTCATCGTCGATGAAGTCTCCGGCCACCCGCTGCGCCCCTACCAGCGCCCCTTCGCGGCCCGTCTGATCGAGTCACTGATCATCGACGACGGCGCCACCATCACCGCGCTGTTCAGCCGCCAGTCCGGCAAGTCCGAGACCGTGGCCAACTGCGTCGCCGCCTGCATGATCATGCTGCCGAGGCTGGCGAAGATATTCCCGGACCTCCTCGGTAAATTCAAGGAGGGTCTGTGGGTAGGTGCATTTGCGCCGGTGGAGGAGCAGGCCGATAACCTTTACGGCCGAATCGTGGCCCGCCTCACCAGTGAACATGCCCTGGAAATCATGGCGGACCCGGAAATCGACGAGACCGTCCAGGGCAAGGGCCGCTCCATTACCCTCAAGCGATCCGGGTCCCTCGTCCGAAAGCAGACCTGTCACCCTCGCGCCACCATTGAAGGCCGCACCTACCACCTCATTCTCATTGATGAGTGCCAGGGCGCCGACGCCAAGATGGTGAACAAGTCGATCGGCCCGATGGGTGCCTCGACGAACGCGACCATGGTCTTTACCGGCACGCCCACCTATGAGAAGGGCGTGTTTTACAACCAGATCCAGATCAATAGGCGTACGGCGACCAGACGTGGCGCCCGGCAGAACCATTTCGAGGCGGACTGGAAAGAGGTTTCGCGGTGGTCTGACTACTACCGGAAGTTCGTCAAGAAGGAACTCCTGCGTATCGGCGAGGACTCCGACGAATTCAAGTTGTCATACAGGCTGATCTGGCTGCTCGACAAGGGTATGTTCACCACCTCCGAGCGGCTTGATGAACTTGGCGACACCTCGATGCAGATCGTCCCGGCCTACCACTCCAGCCCGATCGTCATCGGCATCGACCCAGCCCGTAAGCAGGACAGCACGATCGTCACGGCCGTGTGGGTCCGGTGGGAGCAGCCCGACGAGTACGGGTACTTCGAGCACCGGATCCTGAACTGGCTCGACCTCGCAGGAATGGACTGGGAAGCCCAGTACTTCCGCATCGTCGAATTCGTCCAGAACTACAACGTGATGGCCATCGCGGTCGACGAGGGTGGCGTCGGTGACGTCGTCATATCCCGGCTGAAGGTCCTGCTACCGCATATCGACATCGTTCCTCTGTCCTCCCAGCGCCCCGAGCAGTCAAAGCGCTGGAAGCACCTCATGGAACTGATGGACCGAGGCCACATTTCATGGCCTTCACACGCCTACACCCGGCGCCTCAAGAGTTACAAGCGCTTCCGTCAGCAGATGGAAGATCTGGAGAAGAAATTCGAAGGACCGTACGTCCTCGCAGAAGCCCCTCGCGCGGCTGACGCACACGACGACTACGCGGACTCCTTGGCTCTCGCTTGTGTCCTCACAAAGGATTACACGATGCCCGAGGTCGAAGTTTCCAATTCTCCCTTCCAGCGCTAAGGAAAAGCATGGCCGACGATTACTACGGCGACGAGTGGGGCTCCCCTGGCTGGACTGCCCAGGAGCCTTCCACCGTGATACCGGGTACGAGCGCACCCGCACCCACGCTTCCGGATTCCGTAAAGACAGTCACTGTCACCGGCACCTTCCTCGACGACCGAGGCAAGCCCGCGACCGGTCGGTTTGTATTCGACCCCTCGACAGATGCCCTCGTCGAGCCTTCCTCCGGAACGACGATCCGGCTGCACCGCAAGACGGTCGAGCTGGTCAACGGTCAGATCTCCGAGCCGCTGATCGCTACCGACAACGCCACCCTGTCGCCTCTGAACTTCACGTACAAGGTCAGCGGTGTCGTGTCCGGGCAGTCCCAGCGCCCCTTCAGCATCGCGCTGCCACATACCACGGCCTCTGTCTCCCTGGCCGCACTCGTCCCGGTGCCATCGTCCATGGGCACCATCAACGTCCCCACAGGTGCGAAGGGCGATAAGGGCGACACAGGCCCCGCAGGTCCGGCTGGACCACAAGGTACGTCCGGAGCCGACTCGACCGTGCCCGGACCCCAGGGGCCGAAGGGGGATACAGGCGCTACAGGCGCTACGGGTCTCCAGGGACCAGCAGGCGCGGACTCGACCGTCCCAGGACCTACGGGTCCGCAGGGTCCGCAGGGGCCGCAGGGAAACCCGACGGTCATCAACGGTAAGAGCGGGGCGACGGTCACCCTCACCGCCTCCGACGTGGGCGCCGATGTGGCTGCTTCCTCCGCTGTTTCCGCACACACGTCAGCCAGCGACCCCCACGGCGACCGTGCCGACGCCGCCAGCAAGTACCTCCTGAAGACTGATACGAGCGTCACGAACGCTCGCACGCCTACTGCGCATGCCTCCAGCCACGCCAGCGGAGGGTCCGATGTAGTCACTCCAGCGGCTATCGGAGCCCTGACGCAGGCTCTCGCGGATGTGCGTTACCTGCTGCTGACCGGTGGCACGGTGACGGGGACGGTGGCGAGCACTCTCTCCTCGGCATCCGGCACTGTGCTGTCGGCCATCGCCTCGGGAGACACCTTCGACCGTGTCCGGCTCAATGCCAGCGGTCGTATCGATGTCGGCCCGGGAACCGGCGCCCGTGACACCTCCTGGTACCGAAAGAGCAGCGGTGGCTGGCAGACCGACAGCGACCTCTACGTGGGTGGCGCCATCACAGGCACCGGATCCTCGTCTATGCCTCCGTCCGCCAACGGTCTGCTCGGTTGGACCTACGACGCGGCAGCGGCCGTCAACAACATCACGCTCACCGCAGGCAACGTGTTCCTGGCGAAGATCTGGATCAACCGCCCAGGCACCGTGACGAATCTGGCGACCCGCACCGTCAATGCCTCGGGCGCAGGCCTGACCAACTCCTACATGGGTCTGTATGACGCCAGCGGAAACCGCCTCGGGGTCACGGCCGACCTGTCCGCAAGTTGGATGGCCGCCACCGGCAACCGCATCCACCCCCTGACGTCGTCGGCGACGATCAGCGCGCCCGGCTGGTACTACGTCGCCTGGCTCATGGGGGCCTTGACCACGTCCCCGGGCTTCTCCCGGTCGAGTGGTATCGACATCCAGAACATCAACCTGAGCGCCAGCGCGTACCGCTCTGCCTCCTACAGCAGCGGCCTCACAGCGCTCCCCGCCACGATCACCATGTCGTCGCTGACGACCTTCAACAGTTACCTCTGGGCAGGAGTCCTCTAATGGGCGAGCCATCCATGAGCACGTGTTTTCCCTACGACGGGGTTTCCGATGCCACCTGCGCAGTGTGCGGAGCCTATGTCATGAACGACCAATGGAACCGTCACGTGAATTGGCACGTGCTGTTGTGGAACGTCGTAACCGCACAGCCCGCTTAGTCGCTACGGACTATTAACAATGCCTTCGTGATTCCTCCTACGCTTGAAGCGTTCCCTCGCTATCAGAAGAGGATTACGGAATGGCTGGAAATCTCGCACCCGACCCGCAGTTCCAGGAGCGCGTCGGCACCGTCTATGAGCGCAAGTTCGCCGACAACGCCTCCCGGCGCGGTCCTCTTCGCTTCGAAGAGGGGGTTGCGACCGACACCGACGTCCCGAATGAGTTCACCAAGGGCGTTATGCAGGGGTACCTCACCGCGCCGGGTAGACCCAACCACAACGCGAACGTCTACGAGAAGTTGCCGCAGGAGACCATGGCCGAGCGAGTTCACGTCGGCTCTGCCGCGTGGGTCGAGGCGCCTACCTTCCTCGGTGAGTTCTCGCAGGGTTCGTTCTCCGACTACGCGGCGGTCTCCTACGAAGAGGTCGTGCGCAGCGGCAGTCGCTACGAGCGGCTTTCCCCGGCGGTAGTGGACGACTGATCCATGGTTGCGTTCCACGACCGCCGCAGGGCACCGAAGGCGTCCGTTGATCAGGTGCTTCCCAAGCTGCCTCTCTCCAAGGGGGAGACCGTTGGGAAGCACCTGATCAACGAGCGTTATCTGGTGCGCGGCATTCCCGTAGAGGCCGAGGACGGTTCCAAGAGCCGCCAGTACGTCC